CCGGTCGAGGAGACCTTCGCCGCGCCCGACAGCGCGGTCGGCCGCCGCTCGGCGCCTAACGAGATCGATCTCACGGCCACCGAAACGTCGAGCCTGACGAAGGATTACGGCCTCGACGACCCGATCCCGCAAACCGACATCGACAATGCGCCCGCCAACTACAGCCCCGTCGATCGCGCGGTGCGCCAGCTCACCGACTACATTCTGCTCGGCCGCGAGAAACGCGTCGCCGATCTGGTCTTCAATGCGGCCAACTATCCGGCGGGTCACAAGATCACGCTCGCCGGCGGCGACCAGTTCAGCCATGCCGACAGCGACCCGATCGAGGTCATCTCGGAAGCGCTCGACGCACCGCTCATCCGCCCGAATACCATCACGATGGGTCAGTCCGTCTGGTCGAAGCTCTCCCGCCACCCGAAGATCGTGAAGGCCATCCATGGCAATGAAGGCGACACGGGCATCGTGCGCCGCCAGGCGGTGGCCGAGCTTTTCGAGGTGCAGGCCATCCATGTCGGCCAGCACCGCCTCAACACGGCAAAAAAGGGGCAGGCCGCCAATCTGCAACGGGTGTGGGGCAAGCATATCTCGCTGACCTATATCGATCCGAACGCGGACACGAATGGCGGCGTCACCTTCGGTCTCACCGCGCAATGGGGCACGCGGCTTTCCGGTCAGGAGCGCGACAGCAAGATCGGCCTGCGCGGCGGCGTGCGCGTGCGCGTCGGCGAGAGCGTCGACGAGCGCATCGTCGCCCCGATGGCCGGATATCTGATTGAAAACGCGGTGGCGTGACATGACCGGCACCCGCATCTACAGCGTCATCAGCGCGATCCGCCATGGCGGGCGGACCTATGAAGCCGGGGAGACCGTCGAGATGCCTCCGGCGCTCGCCGCGCCGCTGCTGGCGCTCGGCCGTCTCGCCGATCCTTCCGGCGGCGAGGAGGGCGTCAAGCCGATCGCGGTCGAGGAATTCGCGGCCCGCGTGAAAGACGATCTCGCCGCCGTGCAGAAGCTCCGCGACGAGGCCGCAGCCGATCTCGGGAAGGCCAAGGAGGAACGCGAGGCCGCCGGAACGGCGCTCGCAGCCGCGCAGAAATTCCGTGACGAAGCCGCCGCCAAGCTCGGGAAGGCCAAGGAGGAACGCGAGGCCGCCGGAACGGCGCTCGCCGAAGCCAGGGATCTTTCCGGCAAGGCCGCGGCGAGGGCGGCGCCCAGGAAATAGCGCGGGCCGCCCGTCCCGCGCCATCGCCGCCGCGGGCTTCGGCTCCGGCGGCACATCCGGGAGCGCCGCCGCATTGTCGCGGCGCTCCCGGCACCGGATTTCAGAGAGGGCGGTCTACAGCCCGCCGCCCGCACATTTTTGAAAGAGGCATGCATGTCGAACCGTTTCCGTCCCGCGCATCGCGCGCTTTCCCAGGCCGAGGCCGACGCCATGTCGATCCTCAAGGACAGGGCCGAGGAACTGGCGCGGCTCTTCGACGATATCGGCGGGCGCGAAGGAGCGATCGCCAATACCCATCTTGAAACGGCGATCATGTTTGCGGTGAAAGGGCTGACGCGATGACGAATACTTCTCTCAGGGTGCGTGAAATCCTCGCCGATTGCATCCCGGGCTGCCCTTTCGATCCGGAGGAAATGCAGGCAGGTCACGATCTGACCGACGATCTCGAGGCCGATAGTCTCGACCTCGTCGAGGCGGCGCTGGCGCTCGAGGAGGCGTTCGGTATCGAGATCAGCGACGCCACCGCCGAGGGCTTCGAGACGGTGGGCGACATCGTCGATTTCATCGCCGGTCAGGAGGCGCGGCGCTCATGAGCTATGCGAGCCTGCAGGATCTTGTCGCCCGCTTCGGTCAGGAGGAGCTCGTGCAGCTCACCGACCGGACCAACATGCCGCCCGAAACGATCGACGAGAGCACGGTCGCCAAGGCGCTCGGCGACGCCGATGCGGAAATAGACGGCTATCTCGCCGCCCGCTACAGCCTGCCGCTCGCCTCGGTGCCGCATCGCCTGGTCAAGGTCGCGGCCGACATGGCGCGTTTTTACCTGCACGGCAAGGCGGCCGACGAGACGATCCGCACCGCCTATGAGGATGCCGTCAAGTGGCTGACCGCCGTGTCGAAAGGCGTGGTGCAGCTCGGCCTCGCGGAAACGGGCGGCGTGACGCACTCCGAGGGCGGGCCGTCCGCGACCGGCGGCGCGCCGGTCTTCGGCGATATCGGCGGACAGGGGTTCTGATGGCAGGCGCGGGCATCACGATCGCTATCGACGACAAGCCCGTCGCAGAGGCGCTGGCGCGCGTTATTGCCGCGGGCCGCGATCTGCAACCGCTCTTCGAACGCATCGGCGCCCAGATGGTGCAGAACACCAGCATGCGCTTCGAGGCCGAGAGCGGACCGGGCGGCCGGAAGTGGCAGAAACTGGCGAAGAGCACGCTCGCGAGCAAAGCGCCGGATACGCGCATCCTTCGGCGGCGCGGTTTTCTATCGCACTCACTCACGTTCAATACGTTGACGGACTCCGTCGAGTGGGGCAGCGGCGTGAAATATGCCGCCATCCATCAGCTCGGCGGCACCATCGAACATCCGGCGCGTCAAGGCAGCGCCATGTTCCGCCGCGCCAAGGAAGGTGCCTTTACGAAGGCGGATGGCAGCCGTGTCGGCTCGCGCTGGCGTTTCGCGCGGAAGCGCTCGAAGGCCAAGCGCAACATCAGACAGGATTTCGAAGTGCCCGCCTACACGATCACGATCCCCGCGCGTCCGTATCTCGGCATCGACGAAGCCGACAGTCAGGAAATCGTTGCGATCGCCGAGGCCTATCTCGCCGAAGCCAGCGGAGAGGGCGCATGAGCCTCGCTCACGACATCGCCGCGCGGATCGGCAGCGAATGCGGCGACCTGTTCCGCATCGTCGGGCTCGCGGGCGACATGGCCGCGCTCAAAAACGGCACGCCGCCCGCGACACCCGCGGCCTATGTCTATGTGATCGAGGAAGCGGCCGGCGAGAACACGCGCCTGAACGGCGTCTTGCAACGGGTCGAGATCGATATCGGCGTGATGCTGATCGCGCAGAACCTCTCCGATCATCGCGGCGGCGCGGCGGCCGGCGACATCGAGACGCTGCGCCAGGCCGTCAAGCGCGCGCTCATCGGCTGGTGCCCCGCCTCGATGGCCGCTGACGGCAGCATCATCGAACTCGTCGGCGGGAGTATCCAGAAAGCCAATGCAGGCACCGTGTGGTTCGAGCAGGTCTTCGGCCTCGCAACCTATGAAGGAGATGCAGCGTGACGAAAGAATATCAGCCGCGGCGCGGCGGCAGCTACAGGCGCGACAAGGAAGGCACCACGGTACTGGTGTCGCGCACGGAAACCCGGCCGGCACAATCCGCGGCGGCGAAAGCCGCGCCCGCCGCGAAGACCGCACCCGCACCGGCGTCCAGGAAGGAGTAAGGCAAGATGGCGAAGCGCTTCGAACGAAAGCTCGCATTGCTGGCGAAAGCCGAAACGGTCTATGGCACAAGCGCCGCGCCGGACGGCGCGGCGAATGCAATGCTGGCGACCGATGTTTCTCTCACGCCTTTCGAGGGCGAGGACGTGCCGCGCAACCTCTATCTGCCCTGGATGGGCGCGCAATCGACGCTCTGGGCTGGCGTGCACAGCTCCATGACGTTCAAGATCGAGCTTGCCGGGTCGGGGGCGGCGGGCACGCCGCCTGCCTATGGCCCGCTGCTGCGCGCCTGCGGCCTTGCGGAGACGATCACCGAAGCCACCAAGGTCGAGTACGAGCCGGTGAGCGAGGATTTCGAAAGCGTCACGCTGTTTCTCAATCTGGACGGCGTCAACCATGTGCTGCTCGGCGCGCGCGGCACTATGCAGCTCGATTTCACGCCGCGTCAGATCCCCGTGTTCAGCTTTTCGATGCAGGGGCTGCTCGGTCCGATCGCCGACACGCCGCTGCCCGCGCTGACGCTGACCGGGTTCAAGATGCCGCTGATCGTCAGCAAGGCCAACACGCCGACCTTCACCCTGCACGGTGCCAATGCGATCGGCGAGAGCTTCACGGCCGACCTGGGCAACCAGGTCGAGGGCCGGTTCCTGATCGGCGAGGAGTCGATCCAGATCACCGGACGCAACGCCAGCGCCAGTGTCGCCGTCGAGGCCGGCAGCCTGGCCGCGAAAAACTGGTTCTCGATCGCGGAAGCCCGCACCGCCGGCGCCGTCGAGATCGTCCACGGCACGGCGGCGGGCAACATCGTCGAGTTCAAGGCGGCGAAGGCGCAGCCCGGCCGCCCGAGCTATGGCGCGACGCAGGGCATCCGCAACATGACGCTGCCTTTCGCGCTCCTGCCGGATACAGGTGATGACGAGCTCATCATCACCTTCAAATGATATCCGCCGCCCTCCGGATTTCGCCCGGCCGGGCGGCGTATCTTTCCCGCCGCCCTCCGGACTTCGCTCGTCCGGGCGGCGTATCTTTCCCGCCGCCCTCCGGACTTCGCTCGTCCGGGCGGCGTATCTGAAACGGCCTTTCAACGGAGACATCTTCATGTTCGTGAAAAGAACCGCACTGACCTACTGGTGGCCGGTCACGGTCGCCATGCCGAGCGCCGATGCGCCCGGCACTTACGACAGGCAGACGTTCCATGCGCTGTTCGACACGCTCGGCCGCGAGGAGGCCCGAAAGCTCGACGCGGAAATCCGCCGCGCAGAGGCGACGGGCGACACCTCGCTTCATGACGGCCTGCTGCTGCGTGTCGTCAAGAACTGGAAAGATGTGTCCGAAGAAGGGAAACCG